TATGCTGGCTGCAAGCATTGGATTGCAAAGTTGAAATCAAAAAAGATTAATCGTGGTCACGCTGCAAAGTGCGATGTATGTGAATCTGTTTCACAATACTTTGTATGCCCTGTGAAATCTTGTGACCCACCCGACCATTATGTTGTGTGTTTAAACTGTTACGAGAAAGAATCATGGCAAGCAAAGCTCGCTCAAAAGGCAACTATCACGAAAACTTCTTCGTCAAGCTCTTCAAAGAATGGGGATGGAGTGTCAAGAAACAGCCGCTTAGTGGATCACTGGGAGGAGAGTATTCTGGAGACCTCATCATCGAAATCAATGGACATCGCTTGGTGGCAGAAGTAAAATACAGAAAGTCATCCAGCTTCCCATCACCTTTTACTGTTTTAGAAAATCGTGATGTTGCGCTGTATAAGCGCGGCACAGGAAGCAACCCCAAATGGGTGATGATTATACCAGATCATATAGTGGAGCAAATATGGAGTAAGTAATGTCATTCGCACTAATGGGCTGCGTGTATCAAACCGACATCGGTGATGCACTAGCCAAGTTTGTGTTGCTCGTTATCGCAGAACACGCAAACACGGAGTCAGGAGAATGTTGGCCTTCTATTACACGTATGCAAAAGGTCACACACTTATCAAGACAAACAGTAGTCAACAAGCTAGACTATCTAGAACGCAATGGTTTTATCCATAGAGATAGAACCAAAAGGCGGTCTACGACCTATACTATTCTAGTCAACGAGCTTGACCAAACTAGTCTAGCAGGTAGACACGAACCTGTAACTAACACTAAAACAAAAAGATACCCAATACCTCCTGACTGGGTAGCTAGTGAAGAGTTACGTGCGTCAATCAAGGAGGACATCAACCATGACGTTGAGCAAACTAAATTTAGAAATTACTACCAAGCTGATGGCAGACCACAAGCAAACTGGGACGCCAAGTATTCCGTCTGGTGTTCTAACAGCTTCGGAACAAAGCAAAGCAGTAGATCGTCTGCGTCTGTCGTCACCCGTAGAAATCGACAGGGCAGTTCTTTCTTCGATGAAGCAGCACGGAGTATTCTTAGCACCGAAAAGTGAAACAAGATTCCCGATAGATGGTGACAGCTATGAAGTATTTCGTGGTTACAGTATTGATCTAGCTGAAGATCACGATCTTGACCAAGTTGTTCGTGCGTTGGTAATGGCTATGCAGCCTATGCCTGTTGAAGATATGGAAAAATCCTTACTCACAACTATGATGCTCATGGTCAAGCCATCAAACGAATCACCCAAAGATGCGGCCATGCGATGCAAGCTGTACGCAAATGAAATGCGTGATTGGCCCGCAGATATATTTTTTAGTGTTTTGAATACTATAAAAGTATCTTGCACGTTTTGGCCCGCATTTTCAGAGTTTAATAAATATTATGAACAACGTGCAAAGAAGCGTAATGAGATGGCGAAAGCCATATTCAACCGAATAAAAAAGGTTGATTCTTGAGATCAAATATACTACAACAAAACTGAAAGAAGGAGTGCATAATGAATCATCGAATGGGTTTTATTGGTGGCAGTGATTGCTATGACATCATGGCTGGCAACTGGCACGATCTATGGCTTGTCAAAACTGGGCGTGAAGAGCCTGATGATATATCAGATATCTTTGCTGTGCGGCTTGGTACATATACAGAAGAGTTTCATATTCAAGAGCTTGAGCAAGAGCTTGGCGTATCTATTGAACGTCAAGTCAAGCATGAGCGTGATATTGAATACGTTCCATGTCGAGCTACGCTTGATGGTGCAAGCAATCTTGTTGCATATGAATGCAAGCATACTAACGAACGCACAACAATGGACAAACAGCTACAGCGTTACATGCCACAGATACAATTCTATCTAATGGTTTCTGCGTACAAGCGTCTTGTGTTCTCATGTATATTTGGCAACTCACGGCGTGAGCATGTGACAATTCAAGCTGACAAAATGTACCAGCATGAAATGCTGATGCAAATCATTGACTTCTGGTCATACGTAACAGATGACCTTGAGCCTGACAGAGGTGAGCTAAATCCAATCTTGCCAAAGATTGATGCTATTCCTATCAACAGCATGATTGCTATTGACGGTTCTAAAAACAATCAGTTCATGGCTGATGCTGAGATCTTTGCTATGACCAAAGAGAAGCACACAGCACATGAGAATGCCAAGAAGCGGCTCAAAGAAATCATGCCAGCTGACTGCCGTGAAATGTATTGTGATGACTTTGCGATGCGCCGCACATCCAACGGCTCTATTCGCATGGCAACCAAAGAGGCTAGCAATGGCTAAGAAAGTAAAAGTAAAAAAGCTCTGGCAAGGCAGATATGTATCTGTCAAAGACTATGAAATAAAAGAAGCCATATCAAAAGGTGGTATGCACATATCACACGATGGCAAGTTTATGTCACTGTCTGTAGATCAGCTGTCGCAGCTGAAGCCAAGCAGCAAAGTATTTCAATCTAAGTTTAAGGGTAGCTATCAGCTTGTCGATATACCTTGGGAGCCAGCTACTACAGATCCACGCCAAGGTTCTTTACAATTATAAACAGGGCGACCCTTCCCCAAAGATCGCCCTGTTACATCGCACTATCATCAAAGAAGGAGTCAGTTGATGACAACGAAATCTAACACACCACCACAAACAATGGAAGCAGCTTTACTTGCATGGCAGCGTGCCAAGCCAACCGTGCCAAAGAAAGGCAAAGCACAATACGGTAAGTATTCTAAACTAGAAGATGTCATGCTGGTATGTGACACCGCAGAAAGGTTTGGACTCGTCTACTATCAAGAAAATAATTTTGAGGTTCACGATGGACTCATTGTTGAGTTCATCGTCACTCACATGATTCACGAACCATCAGGCAAGGAGCGCATCAGCCGCACCCTCGTCAAGGTGAAAGACATTACCAATCCACAAGCCATGGGCAGTGGCATTACATATGCAAAGCGTTATGGTTTGCAAGCTATGTTTGGCCTAGCCTCTGACGATGATGGTAATGACGCAGCTGGATCAGCGTCTGCAAACAATAATGCAAAAAAAGGATCCAATCGCACTAAAAACACAGGAGACTTCTAGTGTCAAACAAACCATTTGTAATTCGAAAAGATGTACCTATGCCTGACCTTTCTCATGTAGGGGTTGTCAAAGGCAAAACTAAATATGAGTGGATGAAAACTTTAGAGCTTGGTGATTCGATTGTTGTCGATACTAAGCGCGAAGTAGACTGTCTGTCGAATGCTATTCGCAAGCATACTGATTTTGTTTTCTTGCGTAGAACTTTGGATGACGGAAAGATAGGATTATGGGTATGCCATAAAAATAAGGAGATGCGTACTAATGGATAAAGTATATGATGATACGAATACGGCTGTCGTTTACAAGCCACGTGAAAGCGAGCAGCTGCTTTCAACTGGCAAAGTAAACATCGATGGCGAAGAAACACGCATTCTTATTCTTAAAACTACATTGCCTGATGGCACTGTAATACGTGATGTCTACACAAAAGATGGCACGTTGTTTGAGAATGAGGATAATGGTAACAACAATCCATTATTTTCTGGGCCATTCAAACATTTGCGTTTAGCCTTTTGGCTTAAGAAGAATGAAAGGTATGGTAGTTTTTTATCTGGCGTTGTCGAGCCACCACGTGATGCGCCAAAGAAACAAGAACCGCCAGCAGAAAGCAAAGCTGTAGTAGATGACGACATCCCCTTCTAAGCTTGTAAAAGAAGGAAGCAGCAGCAAGTTAGTTGCTGCTTCTTTTATACTTAAAGAGTGTAAACGTAATCACAAACATAAGTGGATTATATTTGCTATGCTCACCTTAATTTTACTGCTAATTTTAATTTAGCGCACGCTCCTTTCTAGCGGCTGCATGGAGTCGCTTGCAAAGACACAATGCAATTTTATCATTTTTCTTGTTAAGCCCACCCAGTGCGCTAAAGACTGAGACATTACGCGGAGGTAATTGTGTCACCATGCATTACATAAAAGGAGAGAAATATGTCAGTTCCAACCACAGAACAAATAATAGATGCACTTCGCATACCAGAAATAGAAACAAAACTAGACAGGCTTGGTCGAGTGGTGCGTAAAAAGAACCACAACATAAATCAAAAACCAGCTAGAGGTTCAAAAATCTTTTATAAGAATGTATCAACGGCAGAAGTTATTCGCGTAAAAGCCCGACTCTATAACCATTAGACCTGTCGTATGTAAGGGTTTCATTACGGTTATCTTCCCAAGTGTGGCTGCAATGAACCCATCCACTGTTTCCACCAGTATAACATTCTAAAATTAACTGATCGAAATCTAGGTTGTCCTGTATCCAAACAGCAAGATCATAGTTATCAACACCAGCAACTTCAAAGTCAGCCGCTTCACCTTTTGCATGTTGGCTATGGATGTTTGACCCTATGGCAATGCACAGTTCTGGACTGCGGTAGCCTGACGATACAATAAAGGAACCAAACTCATTACGTATTGGCTGCAATATATTCTTAGCCAACATCTTCATGCATTTGATATGTTCATCAGTAGGCTCGTTAGGTATACCCTTACGTTCAGCTGTCTGGCTTTTAAGCATTTCAGCTAATGAAAAGTTTTTTGACAGTTTCATAATGCGCACCTATATTAAACATGTCACGGCGATCGTCCTACTGGGCAGATCGAAGCTAGACACCGCTTTGAATAAAAGAAGGACTAGCAACCGCTTCTCAAGAGGGGCAGAAGTAAGACCTTACAGTTTGGTTTTCACTCTGCCCCTTGTTTATTTTTTAATACCTTTCAACGATCTTAAACCGAAGCTCGCAGCTATACTGGCGTAAACGGCATACTGAAACCACTCTGGCGTAGTTTCAAGAGCCGCAAAGCCATTCCTAACATATGGCTGAAGCGGCGGCACAAAGCACATACCAATTATAATTATAAATAAAATTGTCCAAGCTTCGTCTTTCCAGCTGTTGTCACTAGCTTGAGCCATAACCTTTTCCCAGCCAGCCTCATGCTTCATCAACTCAGCTTCGGCTTCAGCCTTTGCCTGAGCTACCT